TCAGTACAGAGTTGTAGAAGTTTTTCACGCATAAGCTCCGTCATGCTGTTTCCAGGTACCTCTATGTCGTCCAAGATCATGAGATCGGCTCTGCTTCCTGTTAACTGACCAGTGATGCCCACCGACTTTACGCTTGGAGCTTGGTGAGGAGAACAGTTTACGTCGAAGCTGATGCGACTCCAACGAGAATCGTCCGATTTCGGTTGTAGATGACTGAGCCATGGGGTTTCAATAATTAGTTTTTGTAAGAAGATTGACATGTTATCTGCTCGCTCTTTAGAAGCAGATATGATCATTATTTTTCGTTCTGGGTCATTAAAGAGTGTCCATAACACAAAAGCACCAGTAATCCAAGATTTACCAACACCTCGAAAGGCTTGGATCTGTAATCTTTTTGGTCCATGTTGAAGATAGTCAGCTATAGAATACTGTGCTCTTGTAGGTGATGGAAGACCTAGCTGTTCCCACAGTGCTTGTAAGAACAGCTTAAAATCCGACTTAAGAAAGTCTAGGGTATTCATTTATCTAGATAATTTGAATCTACCATTTTTTTCCAAGTTACTTGCTGACCTGCAGCGTCGTTTGTATTGAATGCATCGAATGGTTTTATATCTTTAGCATTTTTACTAGCACCGCCTTTTCCAGACGGATTCTTGCCACTTAAGTCTATCTTAGATTCAACTAGTGCTTTACCTAGTCCTCCTGCACTACCTTTACTGAGAGCATCAGTAGCGAGTGCTCCAGCTTCTAGTATCCTTTTTAATCTGCTTGCTTTGTCTATTGCCATAGTTAAAATTCTTCAGGTGCAATTCCTTCAATTAATTCTTTCATAACTTTAGGGTCTACGTTTTTTCTTATAGGAAATTCTTTTCTATATTTAGCTTTATACATTTTTTTAATATCTTTTTCTATTGCTGCCATTGTATTTTTTACAGCTTCAGCATATTCATCAGCATACCTTTTTCTATCAACAGCATTTTTTATTCTATATATAGCGTCTACATCCCAATTAGGTTTAAACATAGGCCAATACTTATTATGTAATCTCTTATGATACTTATCTAGTATAAGTAATAGATTTTTAGGATCATTACCAGTAAATAGACCATGCCTTTCTAATAGTTGACGCATAACAGGTATTTGTTCAGATGGAAGACCTCTAAATAAAGGCCAACCTTCATCAATCATTTGTATGTGGTGTGCTCTTATTTTTTCTAAGAAACGTCTTCTATCTTGTATTCCTAAATCATTAAGCATATCAGCTAATTGATTTCTATAAGGTTCAGATGAAGCTTTAAATGCATCAGGTCTATATACATCTGGAGCCATTATAAATAACTTCATTTCTCTTAATAGAGTTGCATTACCTCCAACTGTTTGCCCACTTGGAGTTATTAGCCTAGCAGCGTCTTGAAAATCATTCTTTACACCAGATCTTATCCATCTATTAAAGTAACCAACAAGATAATCATTATAGATTTCTCTAACTGTTTTTAAAGTTTCTCCTTTAGTACCTTCTGTTCTAGAACCCATTATAGGTGTTTTACCTTCTCTAGCTAGGTATGGTATATCTTGAACTCTAATATCATCATCTTGAAGTAGTTTTTGTATTAATACTTCGAAATTTCTATAATCTTGAGGATTATTTTGAAAATCATAATTTCTTAAATCTATATCTCCAGCTGGATTACCACCAATTAACCATCTTTTAGCAAAATCTCTATTAGCCCCTCTTGGAGTTGGTTGTGTTTGCTTTGTCATACCTGAAGGGTTTTCCCAAGGAAATATCCTTTTACCACTACTTGTTAAAGTAGTAATATCGTCACGATGGTAGATAACTCTTACATCATCAGGTAAAGATTCAGAAGACCAAATCTTATCTTCAGCCATAGCTTCAAGAGGTGAATCTTTACTATTTAATTTAGTTAATAAAGATCTTACTGTAGTTTCATCTTCTCTCGATAAAGGTTCTTTAGATCCTAATAGAGTCTTTAATGTATTAATTTCTTCATCTGTTAATAAATCATTAATTTCTTTTGGTGATTTACCTTGATATTTAGTAAAGATCTTACCTATTTCATCAAAAGACTTCTTAAATACTGGACCAGCTACACTACCAGTAATACCACCTGTAGCTATTTCACCAGCTGTAGGTAATCTTTGTTCGTTAATACCTTGCCTTATAAATTGATCTGTTATTCCTTGAGTCGCACCAAATGTAACAGCTCTTTTATAGGTATTTGGATTACCTACAAAACGAGTAAATTTACCTGCTTTAGCTGTTGTACCAGGAATGATACCAAGTAGACCAGAGGAGATAATTTCTCCCCAGTCTCTATCATACCAAGCTAAGTCTTCTTCAGTTCTATATTGTTGAGCAGCATAATTAGAACCTGCTCCTCCAAGAAAGTTAATACCACCGTAGGCAGCCCATCCTTTAGGACCAAGATAAAGTAGCTTTTGGGTTGCCATATCTAAACCTATTCCAGTACCTATTTCTCCACCAAGAGCAGTTACTTCTTTACCATCAATTTTATTAAGTAGTCTCTGGATTAGATTTGGTTGTTCTTCTGTTTCCATAGCTACTGCCACTGAGCGTTTTTCAACTGATTTATATATAACTCTCGTTTCTTCTTATCAGATAATTCATCTGCTTTTATATCCTTCTTAACTGGTGTGTATTTGTCTGAAGAAGCTTCATTAATCTCTTTGTTATTTGTGATTTCAGCTTGATCCTTTTTAGCTTCATCTAGTGTTAGCACATCAAACGAAGTACCTTCCTTTAGTATTGCAAGTTTTTCTCTTTCTTTTACAAGTTTCGCTCTTCTTTTATCTACATGTGTCTGATGTTGACCTTCAACAATTCTACCACCTCCTAGTTTTTTTTTACTTAAAGCTTTTCTAATATTAAGAGGTCCATGTTCTTCTGATTTATTAATTCTTGCTTCCCGTGCATCTAATTGCCTTTTTCTTTCTAAATATGCATAATCCTTCTCAGGAGTTTCTGTTCCATATTTATTTAGATTAATATACTTTCTTGTTGCATTTGGATCATAAACATGAGTATTAGAAATACGTGTATCAATTCGTACTTTCTTATCATCAACAAAATCCCATCTTACAAATCTATCTTCATACTTTTTCAGTAAGTGATCGTCATTATAAACTCGTTGTCCAAAAGTATTGATACCTAATTCACGTCTAAGATCTTGATGGGTAGGTGTTCTATATTGAGTAGGTAATGTATTCTTTCCTTCATCTACATCACCTCTGTATCTTTTTTTCCACATTTTTGACATAATTACTTACGTTTAGCCCCTCCTCTGGCACGATTTTTCTTAGGTATTTCAAGTTTAAGTCTATTGCCTTTATGAGAGACATCCTTACCACCTTTACCCATAATACCTAGCTCTCTACGCTTACGTGAGAGTAATTTACGGTATTTACGTTTAGCAGCGGTACTGTTAATCTTCTTTTGTTTTTTCTTTTGTTTTTCGTAAGACTTTCTACCTTTAGCAGATTGATAATATCTAGAAGTCTTACCAGGGTTCTTAGCCCGTCTTGGAGCCATATAACCTCCGTTGTACTAATTCAGGGTCAACTTTAGGGAGGATTCTGTTTAGCTTGTCCATCGGACTGCCCTCGTAAGCAACGCCTGTTATGTCATTAGTCTTAAGCCAATCACAGGCTGCTTTTAAGTCTTGAGTAGTAGCCTCGCCACTACGAACCCTCTTAAGGAATTCGTTAGTGACAAGGTTATGTAACTCATCAAACTTTTCTTCTTTTGCTTTAGCCATAGTTACGCTGGTTTCGGTCCTTTACCGCTGTACTTACTTTTCTTTTTAGACCAACCTCGTCTGAGTAGTTCTTCATTATCTGCTTCTCCATAGCTATCATCATTTTCCTTATTGATAGGGAGAAGTATAGTATTAGGAGTAATAACTGACATTATGCTGGTGCTGGCCCTTTACCATTGTTTTTACTTTTAGCTTTTTTAAAAGGTACATACATGTAATTGTCGTTACCTTCCATAAAGCGTTTCCATGCAGGAGTGTTATACCTCTTATCTGCATCGGTTACTTTATGCATTTTACTCATAATTAGTTTAGTAGTTTCTTTTTAACAATTTCCAATGCCTGATCATCTAGTTTGTTATCAGTTCTTTTTACGTAAGCTTCTAATAGGTCTACTACTAGCTTCTTAACTGAATCTGACTTCAAGAAGGCGAAAAGGATGGGCTTGATAATTAGGATCATTGTATTAGGGGGTTAGGGTTTACTCGGACTTTGATTCTTCTGCTTTCTTAGCAGCTTCTTTCTGTGCTTCAATAGAGATTTCTAATGAAGTCTTTTGCCTCGGTGTTACCACATCAGGCTTATAAGCATTTAGTGTACTCATTTTTTACATGTTTCTTTAGGTTTACTCCATGGTTTAAACCACGGTTTAGGAGGAGCATTACATTTCAATACTTTCTTTTTAGCTTCTTCCCAAGTTTTAATTGGAATTATATCACTACACATATGACCGACATCAGAAGTAGGAAGTATCATAAAGCCTTTCTGTTGCAGTTCTGCACACTTTAAAGCTCTAACTAACTCATAATCTAATCTCATCTTTTCTTCTTGTCTAGCTGCTATACTACGACACCTATTCAAACCTTCACGGTCTAACGGTACCATAAAGTTAATTTGACCTCCCCAGTTTTCAGCCATTGTGTAGCTGGAAGGTCTCATTCCATTCTCATCTATATCCCACGGTTTAGTATGATTTCCCATATAGAATGGAGAGAATGTCATTGTAGCTCCATTACAGCTGATATTAGGACCGTAATGCTGCCTAGATGGTGCTCCATTGTTCTGGAATTGCACCGCCTGATTAGTTACATTACCTGTCGCAGCTGCAACTGGATTAGACACATTGTTCTCTTCTGCTCTTACTGGAGCTATTGAGAGAAGACTGACAAGGATACCGTAGTAGAAGTAGTGTCGATTTCTCTTTCTATTTCTGTTACTGATAGTACCTGACTTGCTGCTCTTGCTGTAACTTCTAGAGTAAAGGGATCTCCAGCTGTATGTAGGGTGAATACTGAATCTGAATCTACTATTCCTCCAGATGTCGCTGATGTATGGGTTATATTTTCCCCAGACCATTTGTTTAATGCTGACCCATATGTTGTCGTAGTTATTTCTTCGACTATTTCTTGAGTCGTTGTTGTTGTACTGTTCATCGAACCCTGGGTGAAATTTGGGGTTACTAATTCTGCTCTTGCTACCGTGGGTGATGCCAGTAGGAAGAGTAAAAGCCATTTCTTCATTCTTCCTTTTTCTTAGCCATTGGACAATTGACTGGACCTTTATTTTTATTATTATTACCAGTGGTCAAGCCAAAAGTGGCAAGTGCTCCAGTAAACACACTGGCAACGAACGTGATATCCGAATTACCAGATTTCTTAACCATAGGTATTTCAACATAATTCATGGTTATAATAAAGCCAGACCAAACGACTACGCCAAGTCTGACAAATGTACCAAGAATCTGTATTTGGTGTTCTTGATCCTCTGCAGCATCTTTTAGCTTTCCGAGGAGTCCTTTTTTTTCTTCCTGTTTTCCTTCCATTTATCAATCTTGCCTTGAATGAATTTTTGTAGTTTTTTCTTTATTTGATCAAAGAATGGTGTTGCTAAAGTGGTTGTAGCTACAGCTGCTACAGCTGCATAGGTAGCAGTAGCTACTACTTCAGCAGTTGGTAATGGCATCTGTATATCTAATACAGGTATCTGCACTTTAGGTGGTGGAGGTGGTTCCTCTGTAGTCTCCTTCTCTACCCCTTCAGGAGCCTCCAGATCACTCGGAGGGATCACCATAGGCTTATACCCTGGAATACGAGCTTCAGGAGGTCTGAATTCGATTTGCATCGGAGGTAAAGGTGTAGGAGATTTAGGTACCTGTATATTAACTTTCAGTTATCCTGCCTCCAATGCAGCTACTCTTGCTGTAAGAGCTGTTAAATCTGTTTGCAGTTTAGTTTTCTCTGTTTTCAATGTATCAATCTCTACTTGTTGTTCTTGAAAACCTTTAATTAATGCTGGTACTAAATGTTGATATTCTAATCCCCAAGTTCTTTCACTTTCATTATCGAGAGAGTTATCTTCCTTTCTAGGTGCATTCACAACATGTGGGAAGATATTCACCATTTCTTGTGCTAAACAACCTGTCCAAGTACCTCTTGAGTTTCTATTAACTTGTGCTTTATCTGAAGGATCATCCCATTTAAAATCAACTACTCTTACTTGTTTTAATTTTGTAGTTGCATCTAAAGTTGTATTTACAATATCTTTTTTAATTCTTTGATCTGATGAAACTTGTATAGCAGCATTACCTATATAACAAGTTGCTGAACCACCACCTTGGGAGGCATTAGTAATTAAATTATCTCCATTTAATGCAGTAACATAAAAACCTGGACTTAAGACTCCACTATCAGTAGTCTCTAATTTTTTAGCATTATCATAATAGAGTTCTACGGCTCCATTACCTATAAGTTTTAAACAATCTTCCCAGGAACCTGCTGCATAACTCTTGAAGTGCATTTCACCTCCAGTAGAGGCGTACTGTATCCACTTATCATTATTATCATCACCTTCATCTGCCGAAAACCAAAGATCAGCAGAAGCACCCTCTCCACCTCTTATTTCTACACCAGCACTTGTGGTTGCAAAAGTTTTAGTATTATTATGATATAGTTCTACGGCTCCACCGCCAATAGCACGAATCATATTTGCTCCATCTGATCCTCTTCGTATATCTGTTCCGTTATAGCCATCAATAATAAGTTGACCAGCAACTGAATTAGGTTCTTTTATGTAAGAATTAGTACCATCAAAATAGATTTGTAGATCATTTCCTGTACCTAAAAATACCTTTCCATTATCTGCAAGAAATAATCCATTACCTGTTTCAATGCTTAATCCATTTGCTTGTGTATAAGCCTTCTTAGCATTGTCGTAATATAAATCTACAGCCCCATCACCAGTACAAGTTAAATTAGTCTCCCAACCTGAGCCATTTCTATAGTTTTCAACAGCAAAGTCACCGTTGGTCTTTGTCCTTAATCTATACCTATCAGCAGCATCATCTCCATCATCAGCATTGAGATTTATAATTGCATCCTCACCTTCTGGTCCGATAACGTCAAAGGTCGTTGCACCACCTGAAGGTCTTTTAAGTTGTGCTCCCGATTCTACAGTTTCAAAATTCTTAACATTATTATAGTAGAGTTCTACGGCTCCGTCTTTGGTGGCTTTTAGATATGTTTCGGTTCCACCTTCCGTACTTAAATTTACAATATCACCTTGGAACCATGCTGTTCCTGTACCAGCTCTGACAATTAATTCGTGATTATTAACATTATCTATATAACTCGATGATCCATTATGGTAGATTTCTAGATCATTTCCTGTACCAAGCTGGGCTTTAACTGAATCTCCAAACTGAAGAGCTGCATCTAGTACTTCTATATGTTCAGAACCAACTGCATCGTCTGCAATCTTTGCTCCAGTAACTGCGTCAGCATTGATAGCTGCTGTGAGTACAGCATTATCAGCTATCAAAGCTGAAGTTACTGCATCATCAGCTATCTTAGTTGTAGTAATAGCATCGGTGGCTAACTTTGCTTCAGTAACCTGTCCGTCTCCTATCTTAACAGTAGAGACTGATTCATCAGCTAATTTAGCATTAGTGACTGCTTGGTTAACTATCTTTACAGTAGAGACTGCATCTGTTGCTAACTTAGCTTGTGTTACATTAGCATTCAGAATATCAGCAGTCTTTACTTCATCATCTTTTATACCTTCTGAGGTAATCTGTGTTAATGCCATTAGTCTGCTGCCTCCGCTGTGTTCGTCTTAGCCCATTCTAAGTATTCTTGGTAGTCGGTGTTATCATTTGATATAGGGATATGTAAGGATAGATTTCCTTCACCAGCTTTTAAAACTCCTGTAGTTTTGCCATCTATAGAACTTTTAGTAAATTTATAGATGGGATTTGTTGGATAAGCCATAATTATAACTCCGCTGCGAATGAAACGATTTCATTAGAATTCGCTTGTGTCCTAACAAAATAAGAATATCCTGCAGTAAAAGAACCCCCTACATGTAGTAAAACTGCATTTTGTCCTACTGTTTCAAGAGTTACTGCATTACTATACGTTGCTCCACCATTACCATGAATAATATACATATTAGATCCTGTTGATGATACTAGAGTAGGATTCGCTCTCATGGTTGTTGGGAAATGTAGAACTCCATAACCACTACTGCTACTGTATGCTGCCACATTGTATATTGCTAATTGAGTACCAGCATCGTAAACGTGGTTATAGAAATAACGTTGACACCTTAGTAATTCATCACCATACGATCTATGTTCAAAGTCAGTGGCAACGTCTCCTACTTCAAGCTGAAAACCTGTTAATTCAAATGTTGCATCATTTGTTGTCCACCATGTAGATGTCATATCAGGAGTTCTTTCACTCCAATTTGTAGTAGCCCATGTATCAAGTGAAACTCCAGAAGCAGTTTTATCAGTACCTAGAAATGGATAGAAGCGTATATCTAGACCCTGCATATTATCATTATCAAACTGTACACCAGCGGCACCTGGAATTGTCTTTGTAACCTTAGTCCAAGTATTTGCACTTAAAGCAAATGAAACTACATAAGCCTTTCCAGTCCCATCATGTGTTGATAATACTGCATAAAAAGTTTGAGCAACACTAGATTTTACCCAAAAGCTAAGAGTTAGATAACTAGAAGTAGAAGTATAATTCCATCCAGAATTTGCTATATCTTGATTTTCTACTCTATATAAAATTAAACCTAGATCAGCAGCACCAGCACCACTCGTTTGGTTTCCGTTAGTTAGTTTAAATGCTTTTCTAAAGCCTAGATTCCAAGGATCTGTATCAGCAGTAACGTCAACTTGTGCTTGCGTCATAGCTTCATCAGTACCACTCCAATCAGGATAAATTCTATCAACAGTTTTAATATTAGTTTCTGTAGATGAAGTCCCTCTTTGAGCAACCTGCATTGCACCATTGATTATCAAATTTCTGTTGCTTAGATTATTAGTAATCTTTGCCGTA